CGGTTTAAACAGATAGCAGGGCAGCCTGCCCCTAGTGGGCAAAGCGTGAGTGCAATCCTCACGGCAGGCGCTAACACGGCGGAGATACCGCAGTGTTTAAACGAAAGGACTGGACATGACTGACTACTTTGCAGCAGCGATTGGCTGGCTCAGCGATAACGCGTGGGCACTGGCAATCGTTGCAGGTGGAATCATTGGCGTTTTAATTCTCGCCTAGTGATAAGGGTTGACGGGTCAGCCGTTTAAACTAAGTGCAATTCTTAGCAACCTACGAACACCACGGAAAGACCGTGGCGTTTAAACGAAAGGGACTGGAAATGAAACTGATATGGACTGAGTTAAGACCAGCCAGTATTGAGTTCAGATACTACTGGACAAAAGAAAATGGGTGGGTTGAAAAACAAATTCCAAAGCAACCTATTTATATTTTAAAGGAGAGTGTTTAAACATGGAATACGAACACCTCAACGGCACCGCGATGCTATTGGTATTGCTGCTCATGTGGGCAGTGTACAAGGCACGCACCAGTGGCAGCGATAAGTCATGAGCCTATCGGAGCAAGAGATAGCAGTCTGGCAGAAATACCAGAACCGCTACGATGAAACGGATAACTGTTTAAACTGTGGCGAGAACTTCTACGCGCCACACAAACACACTTGCAGATGGTATGAAGCGGAGCGTTTAAACGCTGCAAAGACCGTCATCTGTGGCGACTGTTTAACACCATCATGCACTGGCTGCATGTGATACACTTAACTCACTGACCAACTACTAGACTGGAGAAATATAACTTATGTGTGGAATAGCAGGATACTGTTTAGATGCTAAGCATTACTCACGCATCAGCACCCGCGACCTCGCAGGGCAGATGCTGTACGACATTGAACACCGTGGCACCGATGCAACTGGCGCTGCATGGATTAACCCACGCAACGGCAGGCGCGTTATCAGCAAGGCAGCAACCAGCGCGACTAAGTTCGTACCCAAGGCAGGCGCTAGTCTTTGCGATGGCGCAACGACTGCCATCTTGCATACGCGCTTTGCTACCCAAGGTTCGCCAACTGTTGCGAGCAACAATCACCCAATCCCACGCGGGAAAATCGTACTCACTCACAACGGACATATCAGCAACGATAAGGAACTGTTTAAACAACTAGGTGTGCCCCGTCTTGGACAGGTAGATAGCGAGGCTGCTGCTGCTCTCATTGCCTTTAGCCAAGAGAAGCCATGGGAAATCTTGACCCAACTCTATGGCACTGCAGCACTTGCATGGGTTACCCAACACGACCCGCGCTCATTGCATCTAGCCCGTGTGAACTCATCACCGCTATGGATAGGTCAATCTAGCCATGGCTCACTATTCTACGGCTCTACCAAGGAAACCGTGGAGAACGCTGCAATCATGACCGACTCAGAGATTGACTGGTTCCACGATGCAGCCGAGGGTGAGTACTTCAAGGTACGCGATGGCGCAATCATTGAATATCAAACCTTCAAGCCAAGCAAGCCAGAGCCTATCTACTACGGCGGGAACTGGTGGAACGAGTACGACACGGTAACGACTACACCGCGTGCCTATGCAACCGAACTTGACTACCATGGAAAATACAATCAGCGCCGTGCAGATAAGTACGCACGCTGGTGGGAGGATAAAGACGAACTGAACTTCTAGTTCTGTACAGATACTGGTAACTCTCTACTGTTTAAACAGCCCCCGCTACGGCGGGGGTTTTTTAATGTATGTACTCATGTATGTACTGAAGTACATAATGCTCACCGTGTTTAAACAATATAAATATCCGCCGCCAAACACTTGTCTTTTACTGTTGCATGTTTAAACAACACGCCGCAAGAACCAATCTTCAGATGTTAAGTTGTTTAAACAATACGAAAAATATTTTTATTATTTCTGCTTAACATTGTTGACTTTAAGATAACGAGTGTGAGAAACTTACGCCATGACGGAACAAATTATGGAAACACAAGAGATACAAGCAAAGCGCACGCGTTGCCATCAAAAAGCAACACGCATATTGAGAGAACTCTACCGCGAGGACTTTCAATTTATCTACAATCATCTACTCACAGAGGCGGGGTTGCTTCGTAGTGAGTTAGAGTTTGAAAAATACAAACAACTAATAGCCAACAAGAAAGGATAGACAAATGTATTTAGCGACTGGTGAAATCATCGGCATCATCATTGCACTTATCAGTGCATTAATCGTGCTGGCTCTAGCCATGAAAGACAACGCTCGTTTAAACAAATACAACGCATACCTACGCAAGCGTAACTTAGAACTAACTAAGAAACTTGAGAACTCAGTAGAAAGACCCTTCTAATGACGACACTTGATAAGGTATACGGCATCACGCACGGTTCATGTGCATGGTGTTTAGACAAGCAAGCAACGGACTCATATATCGGAGTCATGACCAACGGAGAAACCGTTGAGTATCAGGTATGCAATGGCTGTTACAAGGAGCGTGTTTAAACATGAGTGAATCGCCAAAAAAAATAACACACGCAACGGCTCAGACAAAAGCCATACGCAGATTGGTAGACTTGCACCGCAAGCAATACCAAGAACTGTATCGTGATGAGTGTGCCAAGTTAGGGCTGGACAATAACCCGACCAAGGAACAACGCATCGCAAAACTTAAGGAACAACTACAAAGACTGGAGGAAAAAAATGCCTACCAAACAAGGCACTAAGCAAGGCACTTATGAAGGCTGGAAGAATTACGAAACATGGAACTGTGCGCTATGGATTAACAATGATTATCCATTGTATCTATCTGCCACAATTTTCATGAAGGCATACCGAGGGGTAAAGCCTTATCGTGATTGGGTAAGAATTGCTGGACTAGAAAACTCGCAGACCAAAGATGGTTGCAAATGGCTCAGCAGTAAATTATCCTATGCAGAACTTAATCAAATGATGGAAGGTTTAAACTCATGAGATTAATCATCTGCCCAGTATGCAGTAAGGAGTGGCAACTGCGAAATGGCATGGCTTATCAAAGTCTAGTACGCCACATCAAAGACGAACATAAGGAGAAGGTGAAAGTATGAGCGAACACAAGCAAGCCAAAGGCGTAGTGATACGCCCCGATGGGACACATGAGGAGAGATTGTTTAAACAACTTTCCGATTATCAAACAGCCGTACAAGGAGTTATTGATGCGGTTCGTTTATACGATTACAATGGCAGAGAAGTAGGGTGCGCCTATGTAGATGATGAAGGATTGCTTAAGGGCTTATCCATGAATCCACTAGGCAGTGCCATCTCGTTCCTCTTTGGCAACACGCCTCACTTAGTAGGCAACATCGTAATCGTTGGTAAATCAGATGATGAAGGGTACGACACCGACATCCCTGATTACCTACTGACCTTGATAAAAAACATTAGCGCCAAAGAAGAACTGGTCGCATAATGTTTAAACGATTGGTCGCCATCTTCCTCATAGTAACGGCAAGCGTGGCTATAGACGACAGGTTCTTTGATAAATCACATGTGCCTATCACGCCAGCAACTGATGGTGTGGCAGGCACGGTGATTGCTTTCTATGAGAACGAATACCAACGCTACGCAGTAGACATGCTCACACAGATGGGCAAACTGGAGCAATGGTCGTGCCTCTACACGCTCTGGATGCGAGAGAGCAACTGGAATCCACGAGCATTAAATCGTGAGAGTGGGGCATACGGAATTGCCCAGTTCATGCCAGCAACATGGAAACTTGTAGGGTTTAAACGCACCGACAATGGCTTCGTTCAAGTGGAAGCAGGACTTGCATATATCCAACGCAAGTATGGCGGAAATATCTGCAAGGCGCTAGGTAGCAACATCTCAAGGGGTTGGTACTAATGCAAGAATATCAAGAACTATTACAAGGATTACAAAAACATCTCATACTCAGTGGACTCACCTTCAACGCAGAGATACCCACTGACCCAATTATCACTAGACCAGTACGCGTTGAGATGCTGGTCGCCTCAGTTATGGAGTATCTAAATGCAACAGGTTATTCAAATACGACCAAAATTTCATAGGATACGCAACGCAGTAGAAACGCGTGGAGGAGCGCTACATACGAGAGCGAATCTGTGGTGGTTGTCCAGTCATTGAGGCATGTGCCGAGTGGGGATTAGCCCACGAACGCTACGGTATATGGGGTGGCATGACTCCAGTGATGCGTGATAGAGAACGCAAAAGGAGAGGTTGGGCACTGATTGACCCGCAGTTGAAAGACAGGGGAAATTAAGTTAAACTAGAACAGCAAGCACCGCTTAGGTACCAGTCCCGAAGGCGGTGCTTGTTTATTTATGAGGCAGACTTATCGCCAGTAATAACACGGATAGCCCAATCAAGTCCAGTGTTTAAACCTTTAGACCACTCATCTTTCTCAGGTATTTTTGAGTACTCAATTTTCTGTATAAACTTTTCTATTATTGCTTTGTGTACCAAGTTAAAGCGTTCAAAGAAATCATCTTCCGTCATAGTTTAAACACATTGTGCATTAACATAAATACTTCATCAGATAAATCATCAAGAGTTCCATCGTTATAGAGCACTCGTTTAAACATGTGGTTATCCAAAGCCCGCTCACTGATATGGTCATTGACTGCGCCATGGTTGTGTCTGTTTATACGCCACACTTCCCCATCTTGGTTCTCAATCATGCGTGCTTCGTTAGGGAAGCGAACATCGGGTATAACAATGCGCTCACCAGTGGCGACCTGATTCAACAAACGCCACACCCAAACATCTTCATGGATTAACTTGCGACCAACCTCGGTGCCCATGACCTGAAGTAAACGGCGCACCTCATCTTTAGACTTGGCGACATCCCAACCATACATTTGTACTACCTCGTTTAAACGCATGCCATCATGAAGAATAGGATTCAATGCAAGTAGTGCTTCACGAATACCATCAGCAAACGCCATGCGTTTAAACCCATAGTTAAGTACGAGTAGTTCTGCAACTGTATCCTTACCACTGCGAGCGTACCCGCTCAATCCGACAATCATTTATCCTCCTCGTATGGACTTTCCTTCTGCTCTTTATGGCAGTTCATGCACCAATAGTAATCAACTGGGTCATCAAAACTATCGCCCGCTAGTGTGCCAACCCAAAAATGAAAGCCAAACAAACACTTCAAACGGTTATACCAATACCAAAGGTAAATCACTCTTGCTCCTCCTGATTCCTAATCTCTGCTCTCGCTTCTGCATTGGAGCGAACGCGCCTGCGCCCACGCCACACTGGTGCCTCTCCACCTAATCTGTCTTGCAACTTATTCAGTGCCCGTTTAACACGCTTACGCATGGCTTCCTCAGTGGTTCCATAAGTTTCACCAAGGGCACCAAACTCCATACCGCCATTGGCATAGCGCATACGAAGTAAGTCTTTGTCTGTCTTGTTTAAACGGTCCAAGCCTGCAGCAACATCTGACAAAAGTGCAATGCGATTACCACCCTCAGATGGCTTAGTGCTACGACTTATGTACTCACTGCTCATATCAGGGGTATCTGTCCAGCCTTGGTGTGTCCATACATCACGCAATAGTTCATGCAACACCTCATGTGTGTAGTAAAAACTATCATTGATTGGTGCGCGAGATAGGTGCGAGCGCTCTTTGGCTACATACTTCTGTGCTTCATTATAGAAAGTCTTACGCAGTTTAAACTTTAGACTTTCCTCTGCGCTCCATTGTTCTATCTTGTGCCAGTGTTCTAGTGCCCACAATGAAAGGTGCTGGTATAAATCATCAGCAGTTACAAGCCCACGGTGTATGCGATTAGCACGGGTTGCAACTTGACGAGCAACACTATAGATAGTTTCCCAAACTTTATCTTGACTATCCATCTTTAGATTCTGCTTTCTCGTTCTTTAACTTACGCATTGCCATAAGTAAATCATCTACAGTTATGAGATAACCCTTGCTCTTGTTCGGTGGTATCTCGCAAGTAATCTCACGACCAAATTCTTTTACAGCATAAAGAACATGAGAGGTAGGAATCATGAGCACACCTTGTTCAAGTACGAACGCCCAATAATCTGCCTCGGTTACCATCACGCCCGATGGTTCCCAAGACTTTGACTTCATGTACCAGCACTCAACTTCAACATATAAGTTATTGGTTACCCACCACTTTCTATCACGCTTGACTTCAACTTTTTTACCTTGAGTGAGCAGTTCTTCTACGAGTTGCTCACCCTTCCTGCCGTATCCAAAATCTAAATCAAATGATGAGTTTTTGACCACTTGTTTAAACACCCACTCGCTTTCGTAGTCCCTCTGCTCCTTCGGTAAGGAACACATCGTTAACATCGCAGTTGTCAGGCATGAACACGGGGAATACATTGTCCAATTCTC